TTATTGACAGCGCCCTAATCAAATCGCCTTGCGTGTTACTAAATGTTTGTCGGCGTTCCGTAAGTTCTGGGTCTATGATATTCGCGCCAAATTGTCCCAGCACATTTTGCCCGTATTGCAGCGCCGCAGGCGTTAAGCCGGTGGTGAGAGGCCTTTGCGCCAATTGGTACAAAGTTTGATTTGGCGCCGGCGGGGCTTCCGCCGCAGGCGCAGGCGCCGGGGCGGCAGGCGCGGGTTCCGCCGCAGGGGGTGGGGTAATGTTCGCGCGGGGGCCGGTGACGAGAGGCGCGGGGGCGGAAGGCGCAGGCGCTGCGGGCGCCGCGGGCGTAGTTTCGCGGAACGTGTTATTAGTTAAGTCAATCAGCCTAGTTTGGCCTGTTACGGGGTCTGCAATAGGTCTTAAAACGCCGCTTTCGATGCCAACCGCTGTGCGGCGGTCAACACCAAAAGTGTCCATGATGTCCTGAATTTTGGTTTCGCGCGCCGGGTCGCGGACGGGCCGCTCTGGCGCTGTGGTAATAGGTTGACCAGCCGCGTCGTAGCGAGTTTGACCAGGGCTAAGGGTAAAGGGCGCCGCGGGTTTGTTTCGCTCCGCGTAATCTTTAAGGCTGTCGTCCGCCTTTTGCATAAGCGCCCGAACCGCGTTTGCGTCGTAAGTTTCAGGCCACGAAGGCGCCCAAGAAGGCACCGCCGCAAGCGCCGCCGCGCGAATTGTTGGGTAGTTTTCCGCATTGGCCGTAGGGAGCATATCCCGAAATGATTGGGTAAGTTTAATTGACCGATCAAGGTCGGCGGCTTGCGCTTGCCGCGCAGAAAGCGCCGCCGCGCGGTCTGAGGCGGCCGCGGCGCGCACAGAAGCCTCAGCGGCGCGTTGGTCCGCGTAGCCGCGCAACAGCGCGGAATAGGTCGCGTGACCGCTGCGCGGCGCGGCCTCCAAAACGCGGCGGCCTTGAGCCGGGTCGGCGGGATTGAAGTTAGGATCGGCGAACAACGCCCGCAGTGCATTCTTTTCGCGCTCGTCGCCCATCAACTGCTGTTCGCGCATCGCGTTTAGCGATTGCGTCTGCATGGCGTTGGACATCGCTATAAGATTAGGTGCCTGAAAAGGCCGAAGTTCAGGTAAAGGAGGAAAGGAACCGGACATGTGCTGCCTCCTTCTATTGGTTAGCTACAGAGTAGGTGTTAAGCCCCGGCGGAACGGGAGGCCCGTAAAGATTGCCGCCTTGGTAATACTGCGTCCTCGCTCTATTGAGGTTCATTTGCGATTCCAATAATGGGTATTGCGCGGCGAACCCTGCGCCGGTGCTAAGGCCTTGGTTCAGTGCGTTGGCCATGTTCATGTACCCGGACGCGCGGGCTTGGCCGCCAGCCATTGCAGAACCCGCCAAACCCTGCCCCGTCTGTCCCGCCGCATTGGATAACACATTGGCACTGGTTTGACCGCCGCCGTACAAGCTTTGCAACGGGTTAAGTTGGTTTGCGCGGTTGGTTTGGTAACGGTTGAAAGCGTTCAGATATTCGTTTGACGCCGTGTCCTGCCCAAACCGTTGAATACCTTTCAGCGTGGCGCCCGACAGCAGGCCGCCGCGGGCGGCTGCGGACCGTTCAATGGCCTTCATGCCCTCGCTCATGCGAAACCCGTAGCCGGGGTCGGCTTGATAATCGGCCATACTAAAATCGCGGGCGTACTTGCCGTAATCAGGCGACGAAGTATCTATTTTTAGTCCCGGCACATTTTCGGCGCCCTCGGGTAGTTGCAGCCCCAACAGCGTCATGTACCTGTTTTGCGCCGCCATTCCGGCTTGACGAAACGGCTCCTGTAAATCCTCTTGCCGGGCATATGCCTGTTCTTGCGCGGCCGCGGCGTCGCGCGCGGCTCTTTTCTGCGCCCCTGCCGCCCTGTCTGCCGCGTACATGGACCCGGCTGTGCCGATTAAGGCGGCGCCGCCTATAATAGCTGCTGATGCGACCATGGCGTCAGTCTCCAATCCACTTGGTGTAATACACTTCAACAGGCTGCATTTTCAAATACTCAAACAGCCTAGATGCGTCTTTGTGCAATTTGGACCCAAAAAACATGCGCTGGACGCCCCGGCGCTTGGCCTCGGCTTCTACCGCCCGAAAAAGCTTTACGCCTTCCATGCGCCCGCGGATGTCAGGGTGGGTCCAGAAGATGTCCATCTGAAGGGTCAGGCAGGTGCTGTAATGCAGGCCGGGAAGAACAAAACCGACGAAATACCCGACCAGCCGCGCGTCCTGCCGCAGCGTCACGACAAGGAGTTCGCCGGCGGCCTCGCTGGCCGCGTACACGTCGTACCGCATGGACAGCGGCACCTTGTCTTTGTTCAGCGCCAGTTCTTGCCAGTGCGCGGGGAAGAGTTCTACCGCGTCAACAAGAAACTCGCTCCAAGGCTCAACCTGCGCCGTAATTACGTCTGAGGTCACTGTGTCACCTGGCGCCCGCTGGCGCGAATGTTGATCGCCGCGGCGGTGCCGGCAATCGTGGAGATGAACCCGCTCGGGGCCAGTATTTGACCCACAATCTCAGGGAAGGTGTATGTCTCGCCGGCCTGCAACGTCTTGGTCTTAACAATCAGGTTGTCGTTTCCGGCGGACCCGGCGGCCGTGACCAGATTGACGCTGAGCGTCGCGGCGGCGGCGCTGTAATTGGTCGCTGTAAACTTGTCGATGATCGTCGTCACGCCGGTCGAGGTGTACTGCGTCGTCTGCGCGTTCTCGGCGGTCTTGGCCGGGATCAGAACGGTTACGGTAACGGCCATGTTACACCCCTTGGTTCGACGGCACGGATGCCAAAGATATTGTTACAATAGCAGATGGCGTGGCGGGGCGGACAGGCCCGGTTTTCGCGCCGATATATTGGACTGTAGTAGCCGAGTTAGTGGTCGCCCACATCAACTCAACATAGTCGTTTGGCGCTAATTCCACAAACAGATTTAGCGCCCCAATCAGGTGCCCGTCTATGCCGCCATGACGGTTGGGCACCGAGAATTGGCTGTTGGTGTCGGCCACGTTCGTGCCGTTCTTCCTCATCCACACGTCCGTGTCGTGGATGCTGGCGTCGGTGTTGACAAACTGGATGCTGAATTGGACGTTGTAAGTGCCCGCCTCATGCACGAAGATCTTAGATTTGCACGTCCCGGTAATGGTCGTGGACGCCACCGTCTGCGCGGCGCTGACAATGTAATTGCCTGTGCTGCCGTCGGTGCCCGTGGACTGCGACACGATGTAGGTGCCCGCCGTAACGCCCGTGCCGGTAATGACCATGCCGGGGTAGATAGGCCCGGCGCCGACCGCGGTCACGGTCATGGTGGTGCTGGCGGGGCCGATAGACGCCGTAAACGTCGCCGTGCGGTCCTGCAACTCGACGTTCCGTTCTATCTGGATCGTGTCGTAGACCAGCGGATACGCCGTTGTGGTAGAGCCGTCGGGTTGGTTGACGGTGCTATAGAACGCCCCAAAAACAGGGTTAGGCGCCTGCGGCGTAAGCGGCGGCGTAAGAGAAAGCCCTTGCACCTGGCTCTGCAACACGGCAATCTGCGACTCTTGTGCCGACCCGTCAGGCGCTGCCAACACGCCCGCAAGCTGCTGGGCCGCGGCAAACTGTTCGTCCGTGGCGCTAGGCGGCCCGACCTGAAGGTCTTGCAGCGAAGTCGCGTTGTTACCGCCGCCGGTTAGATTGAACAGGTTAAAGAAAAACCGATACCACTCCCGCGACAACAACCCGGTGCGGTCGTCGATAAACGGGACGCGCGGTGCCGGGATGTTGGTGATGTTAGGTGGGCTAGGCATTGGTCGGGCTGGCGCGCAGTTCAGCGCCCATGATGGCAATTTTTACCGCGTCGGTGCCAGACACCTCGTACACGCGGTCACGGATTTTAAGCGTCATCCCCAGCCGGCGCCAGAAGGCGCGCTTGCCGTAATTGCCTATAAGGCCAATAGAGGTCCAGTGTTCGTTGGACCATGTGTGGCCGCCGTCGTCGGACCAACGCAGCATAACTTGAGGATTATAGCCGGGAGCCGCCGGGTAACTGGTTGTGGTCAGGTACATTGGCGGCACAAACGGAAAGGGATAATCGGGCACGTCGGCTATAAATTCAAAACCGTCGTTGGCTTCAGTCGTCAACTCTTCGCCGCTTTCGGTGGTAATGTCATTTTGCACATATTCAGCTATCAAAAGATCGCCGTTCTCCGCAATTAAATCTTCCGCGTCATACGCTGGATATTGCGCGAGTCCCACGCCCGTTTCGCAGTCCAGTTGCAAGCTGTGGTGCGTCGTACGAAGCAACGTGTTTTGGCCCGGCCGCAGCGCCCGCCATGACCGCAGCCAGCGTTGAATGTCTCCATTGTCGGCGTATACGTCTAAATCAAAAGCGTAGATGTTGCCGTTCTCAAAATCGCCGACAACAATTTCGTCGTTAAACGCCATCTGGCAGTTGCTGCGATGGCGCGTGAACTCGCCGTTGGCCCAGCCCGCGCGCTCGTGCCAGGCTTGGGTAGCCACATCGTACACCCATGTCGTATTGGCTGACGGAAAGACCAACACATAGAACGAATGGCCGTCTTGCTGATAGGTGTAGCCAATGGCGTCAGATAAATTGCCGTACTGTTGGATGTGCCATTCAACCGCGTGGGTCGAAATGCGCTGCCCAATGTAACCGTTGGCGCGGTACACCATTCCCCGCCCGCGGGCGTCGGCGCCCAACCAAAACACGGTGTTGTCCATCTTGGCGACCGAATAGGCCGCCGTGCAGCCGAGTTCGTTTGACGCGCCTTGGATACGTTGGAGGGGAAAATCCGCGGTGCCGGCGTCGTACCAGACCTCGGTAGAATTGGTGCCGAACAACCAGATTTCGCGGTTGCTGACTGTAAGAGACACAAGACCGTCAGGCGAACCTTCCGCGCTGGCAAAGTCCAGCGGGTCAATAGCGGAACCGTCAAGCAGGCTCGTTACCCACACCTTTTGACTGTTGGGCTCGTTGAAAACAAAATACCCATCCAGGTATCCAACAGTGACCGCGCCGGGAAAATCAGGGTCCGTGATTTGCGCGAACACATTGGTGCTAGAGTTATAGATGTAGCTTGGACCGTTGGCGGCTACGAACAGTTGGGTGCCGTTGTCTGACATGGATACAGGGCCGGTGTTTGCTATAGTGCCCAGCGCCGTTGCGGTCCACGCCGTTGTGATTTTGTAGAGGGTATTGCCCGACACAGCATACCCAAACCCGCCAAATTGCCACAGGCCGCGGATCGGCCCGGTGCCTATTGTGGCCAGAAGACGCAGACCTGGCGCCCGCTGAAGAAACGCCGGTTCCTTGCCGCCTTCCGGTACGAGTTCTGGAAAGAGGTTGACCATGCGGCTGTCCGCAGCGTTGACGCTGCGGGCTACATAGGTGGACCCAAGGATCGGCGTTTTCATAAATTACGCCAGCACGGCGCCGCGAAGCGACACGGCCCACCAATCAGTGCCAAGGAACTGAAGAATACAAGCGTCGCCGACAGCATTAAACGTGATAGTTGTGCCCGCGCCGAGGTTGGTAGGCGTCAGAATGCCGGTGTCGCCGCCTGCGGCTTCAGCAACATACACAATCACCTTGATTTGGCCTTCCACGCCGTCCGCCAACGTCAGCGCGTTGCCTGTAGCGGTCGAAGTAAATTTGGTGGTCAATTGCGTGATATTAACCGCGCCGGCGCCAGATAGTGCTTGCGCGCCGCCGACGATAGGGCCGCTAAAAGTTTGCGTTCCTGTAAACGTCTGCGCCGCGTCGGTGCGCGCAATAGTAGCGCTTGTTGACGGGAACGTCATGGTGGTAGAGTCGGTGCCCGCAAGCGTAATACTGTGATTAACAGTAAAAGTTTTGGTATCCGCTATCGTTAAAGTAGCTGCCGTTGCCGGGGTGGTAAACGCTACCCGATTTATAGTTGTAGCGGTTGCAGCGCCAAGAACCGGCGTTACCAAAGTAGGGCTGGTGGCTAATACGACATTGCCTGTGCCAGTGGCCGTTGTGGCCCCAGTGCCGCCGCGGGCTACCGAAAGCGTTCCTGTAGTGCCTGCAATAATCGGAATGCCGGTGGCGTTGGCAAACAGATTTGTGAACGTGATCTTTTTGGTAATGCTGCTTTGCACCAACGGATAAACATCAGTTCCGGAAGTTGTGGTGGCTTCAGGAAGTTGTGATATGGCTACGGTGGTCATGATGTCACCTCAATAATTGCCGGCGAAGATGTTAAACCGCTGGCGGGTGCCAACGATGCTGTAGGGGAGCGCCATGATGTCGTCAGGGTTGTTGATGCGCTTCAGGTCACGCTTGGAGGTCATGGCGATACGCTGGACCTGCGGGGAAGGTTCAACACCAAACTCAGGCGCAATTTCGCAAGCCAAGTTATAGCGGAAACACCTCAAATACCCGGGCGGAAACGCCAGCGTTGTAGCCAGATTAGCGGGTTGCGTCAGGGGTTGGACCGACACAATGTGAAACTCTAGCACTTTGGTCGGCACCGGATAGACGTACATCTCAATGTTAGGGTACGTCATGTTGATCCACAGCACTTGCGGGTATGTGCTGGTTACGGTCTTGACTGCAATACCGTTGTATTGCTGTTGGTTGATCAGCTTAAGGCCGTAGGAAATGCCAGACGCCGGGTCGCGAAAATAGGTGCTGTCCTCAACCAAAATGGGACGCTCACCTACAATATCTCCGGTCGGCCCAAACGTGCGCGAAATAGCGCCTGGGGGCCAAGTTTCTACTTGGTCCTGCGTGGAAAACACGGCCAACCGTTCCGTGTTCCAACTGTCGATCATTTGGTTGAGGGCGTTAAGGGCGTCTTGCGAAGTTTCGGCGGAAGGCGTTTCACCTTCTGCTAATACGCCTAAAAGCCGAAGCGCCCCGTTGATCTGATCACCCGCCGTTGCCATCGCTGTCGTCCTCTTTGGTTACGCGGGGGCGGCGCCGTCGGACGGCCAGCCCGTTGACAGGTTCATCTTCCGGCGCAGGGGCCGGCGCAGCGGGGTTATAGCGCATCCATCCGCACTCTTCATCATAAATTGCTTCGGCGTCCATAGTGGCCACCTTAGTGCCGTGCTGGGGGTGCGTCAGGTAGATAACAGCCATGGTTCACCTAAAAAGGGGCAGGCGGCCAGTA